AAATATCTGGGATCACCGCCCCGTTTGCCGAAAATTTTAGACGAACATGTCTGATACTTTAGCACGTTAAAGCGTTAAACTTCACCGCGTTAAAGTGGTAATGTGTGAAAGCGTTGAAACATCCAGGCGTTATCCAGGCGTTGTCCAGGTATCATCCGGCTGTAATTATATCTGGGATCACCGCCCCGTTTGCCGAAAATTTTAGAACAACAGGTCTGACACTTTAGCACGTTAAAGTGTCAAACTTCACCGCGTTAAAGTGGTAACGTGTGGAAGAATATTGTTAAAAATTTCACGGAGGGGGTGTTCGAGAAAGTGTTCGATTATATGTGAACAAAACATGTCACAATTATTAACAACATATGAATTAAAAAGAATCAATAACATCTACACATGAAATTAAAAAATATCAGTAGACAAAAAATCAAACCATGGTACTATATAGATGTAACAAGAAAGAAACAAACATCAAACGCAAATCAAGAAAGTGAGGATTGAAACAATGACATTTAATGAAAAGAGAGAGTTAATTTTATTGGCTGGGAAAAATATCAAGAGTGGGAAAAATGCGTCGGAAGTTGAAAGCGAAGATGTTAAAAAGATGATGAAGAAAATTGCCGCTAACGCGGTAAGTATTGGACTCTATAATTTTAACCGTTTTGTTATTTCAAACATTTGCGAGGGCGACTTTACAACAATTAAACCAGGCTGGAAAGACGCTAGAGTTGGGATGGTAAAATGTTTGGCAATAATCAATAATGAGGGTGAAGATCTTATAGACATTTTAGATCTTGAAGAAATTGAAGACGCGGTGCGTTTTACACTCTTTGAATTAGAGGGGGAAGCACATGAGGGTTAAACCGATTAAAAGAATCAACATTCCAAATTCTACTCGAATAAACTTTGTCGACAAGCGCACCACCATAAAGGAGACTTTATCAGATGGAACAATCAATTTTTACGATCTTGATTCCTCTTTACTCTGTGAGGGGTACTTCACAAATCAAATTAGAGGAGAGCTTCAAAGAGTGGAAACAGAGAAAGTTATCTATTATACTTTCACGTTTAACAATGGCGACAAAACGCACTATCGCAATTTCTACACGTTACGAGCTAGATTATAATTTTTATTTATCTGGTATACCACCGTAGACCACAACACAATACATTATAATATAACGGCTGATATTACATACTATTACACTTCAAACAAATAACACAAAAAAGGAGATTTTAAATTATGAAGAAATTTGAACTTGTATCTGGAGACGAAAAATGCGTAAAGCTTGTAAAAATCAATGGTACAACAGCACTTGCGAAGGACGCAAAACCATCTGGTAAGCTTTTAGGAATTGTAGTTGGTACTGATGATGTAACAGGGAAAATCACTTACTATCTCTGTATGGAAACTGAAGAAGGTTTTGGAATCTACGCAACAGGTGTTGCACGTGAAATTGACAAGATTGCTGATTTGTTAACGGAAGCGCAAGCTAACGGTCATGATTTCATCATTGAGTGTACAACAGGGATTTCAAGAAACTCTGGACAGTCATTCTTCAAAATCATGGTAAGAAGCTTTTAAACATGGCAAACGGTCAACAGTGCGGTTGACAACCAAATAATGAACGGAAACTAATCAAGTTTGTTCGTTTTTTTGCATCCATAAGGGGACTGGGAACAGTCCCTTTTATAATTTCATAATGTTAACAATTTGTTAACAAAATATCTTATATTTGTTCACAATCACATGTTAAAATAAAAGAAAAAATGAAAGTGAGGTATCAAATATATGTATTTAGAAAGTCAATTATTAGAACTTCAACACGCTGTTGTATTGAGAGCATTAGACGATATCAAAACACCTGTTTTGAGACTGAAGTATTACAGAGAAGTTAGAGAGTCACTTAAATTATACGCGCCACTGTATCACATGACAGCGGATGAAATGATACAAAATGCAATAGCAAGTGGCTACATTGAGCCTTTTACAGAGAGAGAGGTAGAAATTTATGGCAAGTAAGCAAAAAGAGCGTGTTGGCGAAGTCCAACGCGCAAAAGGGATTTTATACGATGTGTCCAATGGAAAGTATGTCTTGCTCAAGAAGCACTACACAAAAGATGAATCACTTCTTTTACTTAGAACATTAGGCAAGAGAGCGCAAACCAGACTTGCAACCCTTAGAGAATATTTCAGTGAACGCGGTAAACGTTACACAGGTGAAATCAACCCTATCTACGACAGATATAAAGGGTTTGACATTAAGTATCAAGGCTTGTCCTTGCAAGCGATCCAGAAAAAAGTATCAACCGCTATCGAGATATTAAATGCGAAACAATCAACTTATACGGGATATAGACAACTACAAAATAAGGCATACCAGAAAATGTTAGAGAATCATCCAAAACTCAAAAATTTATCTTTTGAAGATTGGAAGAAAATGACGACGTACATGGGTGCGTGGCAGTCAGCTCACGAGGGTGAACAGTATGATAGTGAACAGTTACTTGCTTATGCTAACTGGGCTGGAAATACACTAGGTAGTGGCTTCGATGGACTAGCAACAATGAATCCGGAAGATGTTGACCTTGACTCATGGTTTTTGGATGTACAACGTGAGGGCAGTTCCGGAGAGTGGTTATCTCTTGATCAAGATTTTGACGATATTTAAGGCGAGGTGTAAACAATGGCAAAACGAAAAGAAAAAATTTCATATTGTAAAAAGTTTCTTTGTTTTGACATTGAAACAACACATGAACACATAGCAGAAGATTGTGACATAATCTATACATGGCATTGGTCGGTGATGGATAGCGACTATAACTATAATACATGCTCATCATGGTCAAATCTATACGACTACTTTCATAATCAATACAGAGAAATTGCAACTCAAGGCGAAAACCGCTTAATCATATATGTACATAACTTGTCATATGAAATGGAAGCCATCATTAGAAATCTTGAAGGGCATACCATGACAGGCGGCTTTTACATGGACACTCACGAACCGTTATATCTTATCATAGACGATGTTTTGGAGTTTCGCTGTAGTTACAAGCTCACGAATAAAGGTTTGGCGGCTTGCGGTAAAGACGTAGGACTTGAAAAGCTTGAAATGAACTACAAAGATATCGTGAAACCAGGTGAAACGTTGCCGCAAGACAAGGAACGTTATACATATCGCGATGTAGAAATCATGGTGGCGAAAATCCATCAGTTGGAAGAACAGGAAGGTAAACCTTTTTACGAATTTCCATACACAAATACGGGTTTTTTACGTGATGAGCTTCGCACTATTATGAAAAAAGATGCAAAGTGGATGAAGATGTTCCGCAACACTTCACTTGACTACGATAGATATGTAATATGTAGGAAAGCTTTCATGGGCGGCTATACACACGCTAACTACATGTACGCGGGGCAAATCATGGAAAACGTTGATAGTTACGATTTTGGTAGTGCATATCCTTTTGCAATAGCAACAGAAAAATTTCCAGTCGCACCGCTTAAACGATTGCCAAATGCTAATATTTATGATTTAAAACGTTTACTTAATACAGATAACTACTTATTTATATGTACAATCACAGCAAAGAACGTTCGCGCAAAAGGAACGATGACATATTTATCATCATCACATTGCGAAGTATCAAGCGATAGTGTGTTGGACAATGGTAGAATTTTTAAGGCAGATATGATTAAAACAACATGTACTAGCCTTGATCTTGCTATTATTTTGCGCATGTACAAGATTGATGCAATCCGAGTAGATGAATGTTACTATTGTAGAGCTGACTATTTACCATCTGGCATTGTTTGCACAATGCTAAAGTATTACAACAACAAACAGAGTTTAAAGCATGTAAAAGGTGAAGAATTAAACTATGCAAAAGCAAAAAACCGTGTAAACTCTTTTTATGGCATGTTTGTTCAAGATCCCATTCATGATGTTGTTACACTTGACGGCACAGAATGGACTTTAGAGCATTGCGCAATCACCAATAAAGAGGAAATTTCCGCGCAACTTGAGAAATTTTATAAATCGTTTAGAAGTTTTTTACCTTATCAAATTGGTGTTTTTATACCCGCGTGGACACGCTATCATTTAATGCATGATATAGTGTCAAAGATTGATAGAAATGTGCTCTACTGTGATACAGACAGCGCGAAAGTTATCAATCGAGAAGAATGCTTGGAAGTAATAAACGGATATAACGAATATGCAAAATATAAAATCGACTTAGCTATAAAACGATATGGTTTAGATTACAAACTACCAGATTTAGGAGTTTTTGACTGGGAAACCGAAGACACTGGTGCATGGTTGAAATTTAAGACTTTTGGCGCTAAGAAATATATATATCAAGATACTGATAACAAATTGTATATGACTGTGTCGGGACTCTCAAAGAAAGCTGTAAATTATCTTTCATCAATTGAAGATTTTGAAATTTTTACAACTTTTGACAAAGACGTATCTGGGCGTACAATATCGCACCCAACAACAAACGCAATTCCAACTTATGATAATGGTGGAACGTGGATTGAAGATACCACTTACACACTATCAATATCACCAGAATATGGCGCTTTGATTGGAATAGACGTTTATAGCATTAAACCGACAATAATAACAAAAGAAGGGAAGAAAGAAAACACAGATGTAGATATAAGTAAACGTTTAGAAAAGTTTACGGTAAAAACGAAACACTTATCACCAATAATCTTAGAGAAGATAGGAGAATAATATTATATGGAAATAGAAAACTTGTATATAACAGTAGGTGACGAAACCTACATAAATATCCCATCACTATATACTTTAAACGCTGATGTTTATATTGTCTTTGGTGAGCGTTCCGCGGGTAAAACATACTCTGTTTTTAAGGGCTTGTTTGACGACTATAATGCTACGGGTGCGCAATTTGTATACATGCGTACACGTGAAGATTATCTGATTCGCGGTAGAGCGTGGGGCGCTGTCGCCAACATCAAGCCATATGTTGAAAAAACATTATGGAAAGAAGAAGCAAACTTAAATTACTATAGCGGTGTGTATAGAAAACAAGAGTTAGGAAGAAATAATAAATGGATATATTCGCCATGTGGCTATAGCTCATCAATAGCATCATGGATGAAATATAAGGGTAACGGCTACGATTCAGTTAAAACTATATTTTTAGATGAATTTATCGAAGATGTTGACACAACAACAATCATACCACTTTCAAGAAATGAGTTTTTAAAGGGGTACAGTCAGCAACTTTCAACCATAGTCCGTAGACGAAAAGACGTTAAAATTGTAGCATGTGCAAACAGTATCAACCCCAAAAGCCCTCTGTTTGATTATTACAACATTGATGCACGTAAACTAGAACAGGGAAAAGTTTACATTTTCAATCGTAAACTTGAGGATGGTGATGCACTGAAAATTTGTGTTCTGTATACCGAACCGCCAAAAGAAGCACACGTGTCAAAACATTTAGCCGTTTACGAGTCGCAAACAAATGACATGACAATCAATGGCACATGGCAAGAGGATATATACCCCGAACTTTATAATCACTTACCATGGCGGTGGTATGGTGAAATGTCTACACAAAACAACAGAATTTATATTACTGACTTTGCGATAACTATAATTTTGCCAACAAAGCAAGGTGTTCCATTGACAATTATAGACGGAAAATACAAAGCAAAAACAATCTTACAAACAAACGAGTTATACTTACCATCAACTCAAAAAATAATACAATGGTTGCTATACTATAAACGCACTTCCCAAATATGTGCAAGCTCAAAACAGGCAAGCGAAAAATTTAATGACTTGATCAAACGTGTACTTATTGACAGAAATTAAATATATGTTAAACTATAGTTAGGGACTACCAGACAGACCGCGAAGAACGGGGTAGTTGTGCAAACTGTCAGCACGGGCGTGGAGACACGCCCACCTTTTAGAAAGTGAGGTGCAAGATGGATATTAGCTCAGTTACGCAAATGATTACAAGTGTCGGCTTTCCTATTTGCATGACGTTAATTCTTTGTTACTATATCAAGTACCAAACAGACGTTCACAAAGAGGAAACAAAAGAGCTTACAAATGCAATCAACTCCCTTAGGGAAATGATATCAGAGATTAAAACAGAGTTGGAAGGTGGTGTGAAAGAATGACGTATTATGAAGTAATTAAAAAGGCGTTATATATGTTTTATCACCGTGATGAATATGCATATTTTTACGGTGCAAAAGGGCAAGTCCTAACCGATGAAGTGATGAACACACTTATCAGTCTCGAACCCGCCTATTTTTCAAAGTATACAACACAGGAGTTAAGTGCTTATAAAGCTTTCTCGCGTGGTAAAATCGGACTTGATTGTAGCGGTTTCGTTTCCGCTGTCGTAGGCGTTGAAAATTACAGTACGGGACACTATCATGACGGGGCTGATAAGACAACACCGCTTCTAGGTACAGAAGGTAACGGTTTGTATACAACTTTTGGCGGCAAAGGTAGACATGTAGGAATTGACATTGGATACGGTTTTTTCTTACATATGCCAAAAGAGGGGCAGACAATCACCTTAGGCAGAATTGCAGAATATGAGTGGGAACACAGTTTCCATTTTGTAAATATTAACTATGAGGGGGCGAAAGCATGATTGATATTGAAAAGATGGTAACTACTTTAAACATTCCAGACGGCATGACGGTTGATGAAATGCGAAGAATCGTTGTAGATGTGCTAGACATGGCAAAAGCTTCAAATGAAGCGGAAAAGGCAATTGCAACAGAAAACGCAACACTGAAAACGGAAAACGACAGACTTAGTAAACAAAACTTAGAGCTGTTCAACCGTGTCACAACTACCATTTCTCCGTCTCCAAAACTTAAAGAGGATGAGGAAGAAGAAAAAGAGGAAGTCACAACCGATGATATTTTAAGCTATTATAGTTAATGTTATAGAAAGTGAGGTAGAAAATTATGGCAAAAACAACAAAACCGCTGTCAAGCGCACAGCGCGGTGTCAATCTTTTTAACGATGCGAGAAAGAATTCCTCAAACGAATACATGAGGGCAACAGGCGAAGTTACCGTGGCAACGTCAATTTCTCACGCAATGACACCAATCGTAAAGTATGCACCATTTATGAACGAATTTCTGCATTATGTTGTAAACAAGATCGTCATTCAGTCTGTGGAATCTAAGATGTATACCAATCAGTATGAAATGTTAAAAAAGGAAGGTTTTCCACTTGGAACTGATATGGAAATGAACTACGTCAATCCTGCCATGGGGCGTGATTATGACATTTCTCTTGGAGCAACGCTTTTACAAGTTACAAAACCAGACGTTAAAACTTGTTATTTCCGACAGAATCGTAGACGACAGTTTCCGGTAACAATTCCTCGTGAACTTATGGAAGGTGCATTTACATCATGGGAACAGCTCGATAGTATGGTAACAGGCATGGTAACAAGTCTTTTCAGCGGTAATGAAATCGAGGAAGAAAACCTCATCAAGAAGTTAATCCAGACTTCTGTAAAAAATGGTGTTGTGATCAAGAAAGAAATTGCATGGGACGATAATGACCCTGCAAATTCATCTGTTACATTTATCAAGACAATTCAGAAAATTGCACTTGATATCACTCACGCAAGTAGCAACTTCAACAATTATCAAGCATACGCGACCGCACAGGGAATTGCAGATGCAACACCTGCTATTACATGGACACCATCTGAAAATCTCTATTTGTTTGTAAGAAGTGACGTTTTAGTTAACTGCAACGTTGAGACATTAGCGGGTGCTTTCAACATGAGCAAAGCTGACTTGGTTGGACGTGTGACACCTTTCCCAGACTTCAGCTACTTAGATTTTGAATCTGCAATTGATCCTGTGACAAAGTACTGGAAAACCATTACAGACGATCAGAATATTTTAGCCGTATTAGCGGATGTTAATACTTTCGAGTACCGCGACAACTTAAGTACAAGTGGTGACTTCTACAATGCCGCGGGAATGTATCAGAATCAGTACTTAAACGTTTGGCAGACATACGGCATTAGACCGTGGGGAAATGCTGTTGCAATTTGTAAAAATACATAAATAGGGGGGATAATATGACAACTGTATACTTGTTCGACTCGCCATTTGACGACAGCGGTAAACACTTGTTGATCCCAGCAGAAAGAAACGCTGAGGGGTTTTTAAAAGAACTTCTCAGCGTTCTTCCTTATAAACGTTATGATAACGTGACATGGGAACGACAGGGGCAGACTTTTCGCTGTCCAGTCCGCGCGGATGAGTTGAAACGCTATAATTACATGGCATATCAAAATGAAACGAGACTTGAATTCGCGTACATCATTGATTATCAGTATGTAAACAATAAGCTGACATATGTAAACACATCTGTTGATTATTGGGCGACATACATCGACAAATACACATTCCATCCGTCACCAATTGTCAGACAACATCCAGCTTCAGACGGTCTTTTTGCAAACTTTTATCCCGAACCAACGCAAGTCGACAGGTGGGAAATTTCAAGAACTGAATACGGTTTTTCAAAAGATGATGATGATTCTGTGTATCTCATGACCGCCAACAATACAGACACTTACGAAAACCGTTCAAGTGATTTCTACGCGGCAATCGCTAATTTTGCAATGGGGGACTATGGACAAATAAGCAACTTCTTTTCGTTGGTTAGCGTCAACCCTTGCGAATGTGGCGGCATAGTCCAAAGCAACACGAGTAAGCTTTCCAGAACACAAGCGCTTGAGGTGGTTAAACGGTATGCAAAATGTGGTAGACAAGAGGATATTATCGGAGCTTATCACGTGCCAAAGTTTTTTGCCACTGACATAAGCGGCGAAAATCTTGATAAGGTTGACAACAGAACAGGAGAGGTTGAGTTGGTGCAATCCTTTGTTGAAAAACCTTTGTGGAATAAGCTTTACACTTCCCCACAATTTAACAAGTTAACAGTCAATTGCGGTGGAAGTGCTAAAGAATATGATTTTCGTTATTTTGATGAGTCTGCATTACTTGCCAAAAAATTTAAATTCAAGTGGGCGGCTAATCAATCCCAATTGGGCGGCATCGTAATTACACCCGAACAGTACGGAAACGGCACGAATGGCGACTATTCCCTTGCAAGTAGTACGTGGGATAGTGTTCAACTTTCGACTACACAGTTAAACAACAGTGGCGTCATGCGCGATTTTGGTAATTTTGGCGTGGCATCAATCGGAAATTTATTTTCTCTTGATATCAAGGGGGAACTTCAAGCCGCGGAAACATTTGCAGAAAACCTAGGTGCAAAATTTGAAGAATCAGACCTTACTATTGGAAATCCTACTGGAACTATTGCCATGTATAACGCTCTTTTTCCTATGATATCTGTAGCGTGGTATTATCCTTCATTTCAAGATATCAAAAAGTTTAACAACTACTTCTGTATGTATGGTTATAATTACAATGGTAGTTTAGCCGACATTGTTATAGACTCATTACCAATTGTTAACTATGTACACACAAGCGGCGCTATCATCACAGCGGAAAACGCACCACAAAACGCAATTGCATACATGTCAAACCGCCTTGATAGCGGTGTCTGGTTTTGGCATGGAATCGAAAATTATAAACACACGGACAAAATATTAGAAAATCATTTTCCAGAAAGTGAGGGCGGTTAAATGGCAACATATATTGGAGAAGCGTCTAAAGATGAAAACGGCAATTTATGGGGTGGTAGAGACGGAGATCAAAACGGACTTGAAGTCCGTGTAACAGGTTGGTTTCCACAAACTGGAGACGGTAGGCGTTGGGACTGGATTGCACGCATTCGCAACCGTCCAGACGTTGCCCGCGCTATTGCTACGCTTATGATAGAATCATGTGATAATCAAAATGTTGGTTACAATCAACATAGACGGGAAACTTTTACAAATGAATGTAGAAAAGTCGGGTGGAAACCAAAAAACGTTAAAGTACCATGTGCGACTGACTGTTCGGCTCTAGTTGCATGTATATTAAATTGTCTTAATATTTTCGTTAGCACAAGTATGAACACATACAATGAGTTAGAACAGCTTAAAAATACAGAGCTATTTGATATATTGTATGACAGTAAATACTTAACAACAGGTGATAACTTGCAAGTTGGCGACATTCTACACATGCCTGGTCACACTGCTATAGTTGTGCAAAATTCAGAATCGACACAACCTGTTCCAGAAGAAAAGAAAGAAGATGAACAAGTAGGCGCTCGAATGTGGATAAATTGGCAAGTTTTTGAGTCTGGTAAAGAATATTCTGACACTAGTGGTTGGTATATAAACGGAGATAAGGGTAGAGCATACGGGCGATATCAGTTTGATTACCGTTATGGACTAGTGCCTTTTATGCAATTTTGTATACAGCACTATCCTACTCTTTTTAGTGGCTTTCAACCATACATTGATTTGGGTGTCGGCAACGAGCAACTTGTCAGCAACAGCGGTTTAAAACAGCTTTTCATTGACTATACAAACAACCACTTAGCCGAATTTTCAAAAATGCAAAACTGGGCGATGTTTAATAACTATTATAGTTTGATTAGAAGTGAGATAGAAAAACATTTAGGCTATGACGTTTCAAACGTTGGAGCGTATGCCGTGGGAACTGCCGCAAGTATTGCAATTCGTGATAGTGGATACTGGGACGCTGTAAAAGATATCTTCACGGGCACAACAGGAAAAGAGACAGAAAGTGATTGGATAAAATTGGTCATGGCACGTCAAAACGCTAAAACGGGTGCAAATGACGGCAATCGTTGGACAACTACACAGTACAACAGAGTATTTGCCGACATGCAAGCCCAAACGGGAGTTATCCAAATTGGCGAAGGTACAATTTCAGACTCAGACTCAAAAGCCCCCGTCAATCCGGCTGGTGGAAATGCGGGAAGTGCAACAGGTAGCGGTACAACTGAGGTTGTGCAACCAACAACACCGCCCCCACCAATAGGGGGAATTGACGCTAGAAGTATGTTTTGCCCTTATTGGTCTTTAAAATACTTCGCGAATGTTTTGCCATTGAAAATTGATCATTGACAATGACGGTCAATATGGTAAAATGAGGGTGGAAGGCTGAGGGCTGAGGGGTGCGGGGTGAGGGTGAAGGTGAATGATAAATATACCAATTTCCGTGTATAATTTAGAAAGTGAGGTGTTGTGATTTGAAAAGAAATACCAAAAATCAGAATACACAGACAGAAAACCTTTTAACTATCGGACTGTATTATACTTTTTTGCGTAGGATTGCTGTTGACGCGTGGACTTTTGAGGGGTTGCCGTTTGATGACGATGACGTTTACAGACATGCCAATAACATTCTCAATGAAAATTTTGTACTTGGTAAGTTAGGGGGACTCTGGAAAGAAGATGGATTTTATGTTGTCGGAAATTGCACAACATCAAGTACTAAGACGTGGTATGGCGGTGCAACAAAGTATCAATGTAAGACGTTCGTGAATACGGTTAGTAAAGACTTGAGCGAAGTTGCTACATTGACGGCTAGCTTGTCACCTTACACAGACTATGACGTTGTTTCTATTAACGGTTTATGTCGACACTATGCCACGTTACTGTACGAATGCGACAGGTGTATAAATGTGAATTTAAAGGCACAGAATACACCCGCCATTCTTAATGCGCCAGATGGACAGGAGCTAACGTTTGCCAATCTGTATGAAGAAATTGCAGGGCATAAACCAGTTGTTTATACGAGAGATATGTCACCTTTGAAAAGTCAGTATGACGATATACGTCAAATTGTATATCAGACACCCGCGCCATTTGTTGCGGGAAATGTAGAACAACTGAAATCTATGCTAATGTCGGACTTTATGTTTATGTTGGGTGTTAACGGACGAACACAGTCGAAAGTTGCACAGGTTTCAAGCCTTGAAGTGATGCAAGACGCGCCTACACTTATGGTTCTCAGAAACAGTTATGAACAGGCGAGACAAAATTTCTGTGATCAATGCAACAAGAAATTTGGCTTGAATGTTAAGGCAACGTTTAATGACTCAAATATTGGTGATGTTGGTTTACTTGACCAATTCAGTGTCATGAACACAAACAGTGAGACAGTGAAGGAAGTTAAGAGCAGCGGTTTAGAAGCTCAAGAAAGTGAGGGTGAGGATAATGACAATTCCAATGATTGACACTAATTTTTTGGACAATGATAAGTACTGGTATGATGTGGGGGCGGCTTATACGCTCCATGTCTATGATATTTTGCAAAATTCGCAAATTGGAAATGACAGGAAATCGAACAAAAGCTTGTTTGATAATTATGATTTTGCGGCTTTTGGGCTTGACGATTATCCGCTTTTCAGTGAGGAGTTTAGAAAGCCTATTAACGATATGATCATTCGTCATTTTCTGGAGTGGGAAATTGGTTATGAGACAGACTTTCTTTTCCGAGAGCACATGAGAGGTGACATGGCGCGAATTATGCCAGAATTAAACATCAAGCTAAAGGCACGGTTTGAAGCGTATAACGCAAAGAATATGTTTGAAACGGACAACAGCAAAAACATTCATACTTCCGATGATTGGCACAAGTTTCTTGACACACCGCAAGGGCAAACGGATTTGCTCGATGACAACTATCTGACAAATGTATCAAAAAATCATGTGGATGATAGCACAACTCACACGGGGTCAAGCGGAACAGCCGCGTCTAATGCACAGAGCTACACGACAGCGGTTTGGGATTTTGAGACGGAAATTTGTGATAAACTGAAACATAATTTTTTGGGGCTTTTTAGGTGATTGACGAAAGCGGAACTTGTGTTATAATGTGAGTAGAATTATGAAAGTGAGGTGTAACTATGGCGAATATACCTATTATCAATCCGCCTGACAAAGAGCATTTGGGCTTTTGTTGGCATCATCAATTTACAATTCCTTTGCTTTTTGATGATTGCTTGTCACTTCTACAAAAGGTATGTGCTTTGTGGGCGAAGTTGAATGATGTTATTGACGCATTGAATGAATTTAATGCCGAATTTAATGCGTGGGCGAAAAGTGTAGAAGAATCTTTAAAAGATTTGTATGCAAAGTATCAGGCACTTGATACTAGAGTAACGAATATTGAAAATGAGTTACAGTCCATCCAAACCGAATTGACTAATATAAAAAATGACATTTCAAATATTGAGCAACGTTTAGACAATGTTGAAAACAGATTAACGACTGTTGAAGGTGATATTACAAATATTGAGCAACGTTTAGACAATGTTGAAAACAGATTAACGACTGTTGAAGGTGATATTACAAATATACAGCAATCAATTTCTAATATTAACAAGTCAATTGAGATTTTAGAATCTGACTTAACCGCGTTAGAAACTAGGGTGAAAAAGTTGGAAGATTTGTTGAAGAATCTTAACATTATTCCACCTCAGACAATTCTTGATTTAACCGACAATGATTCAGTCTGGGCGACCGTTTGGGGCGCATGGTGGGACTGGTTTTGCGCAAATGTTATTGACTTCGCAAGCGGTGACAGTAAATCAAACTGGGAATTATCCAACAATTTAAAATGGCATGACACAGTGACAAAACCGAAGCGAACTATTCAAATAGGCTATTTAGGTCAACCTGTTGCTCTTGTAAAGTTACCATTCATTGCGGTACGTAAAAGCGTCTGGACTTCTAAACCAACCATTCCACAAATAAATGCCGTTGCACCAAATTTCAAGGCTGATGCTTTATATCCCGCTAATGGTTTTTTCAACCTTACATTAACACAAGAGTTTGGGCACACGATGGATGAAGTTAAGCTTATGACAAGTTACATTCCTTTTTTAACTAAAGACAGTACCATTGTTAAAATTGATAATAAGTGGGCATATACAAGTTTTGCGGTACAAGCCGATGTACGTTTACAAATTCCAAAAACTGGAACTAATGCAAAACTTGCAATTGTGCCACAAAGCATTACCTTAGCGGCTGTCCCAAATGCGGAAGACCCTGCAAGTGCTACCGCGTGGGATTTGTATATTTATTGTATAGCTGAGAATGGTTAATATGAAAGAGAGGTGTTTTTATGGATTTATTAAAGTATCTTGAACCAATGAAGCATTTACCGGAACGGTTTTCTAATCTTACGTTTTGGCGTGGGGTGAGAAAGTTAAGGGATGAAGTAGTTGATGCGTTCGAGTATGTGGATAGTTGGGGGGAGAGCGTTGAACATGATATATCATCATTACAGAAAACAAAGATTGTACGATATGCTAGTGAATACATTGACAATCTCCCCACTGTGAGCGTAGTTTACAATCTGGATGACCATTATTGGCGTGGAAACGTTGGCAATATTTCAATTAGCAAAAACGATAATGATATTGTTATTCCTCTGGGGTTCACATTCAAGGCTTATAAAGTAGATGGTACATTTGGTACTCACATTTTTTTACCTTTTGGAGATTGTGTTATTGATACCACACCTGCTAAGACTATTTCATTGAATAATATTCATACCACCAATGTGACATATAATTTCAATAATGATCCGCTTATTGCGAAAGACATTTTTATATACGGCTATGGCGTGAAGTTCGGTTCTTAATAAATACAGCCACCAAATGGTGGCTGTATTTTTGTTATTTGGTTGGGAAGGTTATTTCAAGAAGATAGCTAAGGGATGTTAAGACAAATGACATGCTTATAAGCTCTTTTGAAGTTTCAACCTTTTGGACTTCTTGAAAAAATGATGCAATCATTCGTTTTGCTGTTTTGTCCTTGCTATATTTGAGAAGTAATTCTCCGATTTCATCATACATCTGGTATTTCTGTTTTGTGGTTAATGCGTCCATATTCAAGCCTCACTTTCTTATATTTATGACAATGTGCATTCCACGGCATACATTTCTTTATACCCTTGCATTTTAAGCACTTCTTTTGCACGCTTTATTGCGTTCTCACAACTATATCCATTGCATGCTACATATTCGGGGTAAACTGAATCTGTATTTTCGTCATAAACGTGAATTTCTACCGTGTATGCTCTGTATTGTTTTCTCATTTTATACCTCACTTTCTCCTGTCAACCTCTTGTGGATATCGTCACGACTAACCCAGTATTCGATAGTCATATAATTTGTTGATCGTCTGCCCTTATAAAAACATGGTCTTGTGCGAACTACGCCTTTTCCATACTTTCCATTATATGCGTGTACGGTTGAACAACCTTCATTCATATAGCCTGGAACGTCTGCACATGTGACATAGTGCAAGCCGCGTCTGTGACAATAATCACGGGTGTCATCTAGTAATGCGTTCATTTCTGATACATTGTCGATTGTGTTGCGCTTGTAAATTCCATAAAGATTCATATTTGCTCCATTCTCCCCGTTATACCGATAGGACAGCTATAATTGTTATCATCTTCATGCTCTGCTTTTATTGTATCTGCGAGATTCATGGTGTCCTGTTGCATCCTCACATTTTGAAGCCCACACGCCACTTTCAACATTTTGCATTGATAACTTTCTTTCTATGTATTTCCACATAGCATAGGATATTTTATCCTCATCATACAACATATTTTTTCTTCTAGTATATCGAATGAAACATGTATCATATGTGTCTTGTGTCTTGCATTTTCGCAAATATGAAAGTGTTTGTTTTAAGTCTCTGTATGCTGACAAGTAAGTCTTGCGCTTTTCATCTAACATATCAAAATCGAGGTTGGCGAGAGTGGCTAAGCTAACGTGATGCCATTCTGGATTCATAATTGCGTTTAAGTGCTTGCGGTAGGACTCTGAAACTTTCTTTTCTGGTAATGGGGCGATTATTACGCTATCGGTGTCGATGTAAATGTGTCCTTTGATTTCATTGGTTTCTATTGTTTCCTGTTCTGATGTTTCGATTTTGTCAAGCCCCTCAAAATCTTCAGTTTCTGTTGTCTCTGTTGCTTCTCCGACTTCTGAATTTTCTTCACTTTCTACTAATTCGTCATAGTCGCCATTGTAAACGCCACCATATGCCAATGCTAATAAATATTGTACTCTATTAAATAGTTCATTTGAGTCTTTCACTTCATTGTCTAAATCAATTTCATACATTCTCGCCCCGTCAACATTGATATATAAAAACATATCACTAACGTCAATTTCTAAACCTAATTCATGCTCAACTAAAAAAGTCGATTTCTTAATTGTTACAGATTTCATATTTTTCGGCTTTGTGAAGTTGAAATAGCACTTATTCAACTTATTAACTACTACTGTTAATACGCGATTGAAATTCTTACTTGTCATATCTTTATATCTCCTTTTCGTTTTTTTCTTTATTATAGCATTCACTTGTGAACAAATCTAGCATATTTTGTAAATAAATTGTTAACAATAATTTTCACACGTTACCACTTTAACGCGGTGAAGTTTAACGCTTTAACGTACTAAAGTATCAGACCTGTTGTTCTAAAATTTTCGACGAACGGGGCGATGATCCCAGATATAATTACAGCCGGATGAT